TTATTTCGTTACGCAAGCTTTTTCGTAAAATATTTTCAATTTTAACATTTGGGCACAAAAAAAGCCCCCACGTTTGGAGGCTCTTTAAATCAACTCTATGAAACAAACTAGGAAACAACCCTAGCGGCTAAGTTAGTCATTTTTTCGCGCTTCTCTGCGTTCCTTGCGCCGGTCGCTAACGATTGCGGTTATTAGCGTGTCAAGCCATCCGAATACCTTGTTATCTGCTTCCGTTGGCGTAAGGTTCACAATAACCTTCACGAATGCCATGATAGCCAAAAGTATCTCGGCCCAATATGTCTGTATCAATTCTCCCATGATATAAAAATTTAGTGCAAGGTATTAAAGCGGCATCAAACAATTGATCGCAGTATGCCCACCGATTACCACGCCGCATCCTATCGCCTGCTTTTTGTAGTGCTTAGCATATGCAGCGGCGTACGTTTCACGGTCGAGGCCGCAACCTACTTGCATACCGAATAACTTGGTACGATTGCCAACCATCCATTCAACATAGGCCTGTGTGTGAATATGACCTTGAACCGTGCTTTGTAGGTCGTTCTTTGCCTTTGTGCGTGCTGTGCCGCCTTCACCATGCACGTACTGCACGCCGTCGTACTCTGCGCGCTCTGTCCAGTTCCATGACGTGCCCAACACTTCATTAAACGACTTAATCCAAACGCTTGGAATGGATGAACTGAATGCCCTGCGCATTACAACGCGATCATGGTTTCCGATTATGCAATCAGCCACCGGGAAAGCTATGCGCCATTTTTGCAGGTCTTCAATTGCGCGCTCTAACTCCGTCCGTGCGCTTTCCCCATCAGGGTCGGTCTCATGCCTACTAGTTGCATGCGAGTCGACGAGGTCACCAATATAAATTACCTGATTGCACGCGTACTTATCGTAGGTCTCAAGGCAAAACTCAAAATATCCTTCCTTCTCAAATGGACAATGCAGGTCACCTATAACGAGAATACGCCGCTCCTTGTTGCGCAGGAAATCCAGCGCTTTCTTTTGCTGGGGTGTGACTCGCGGGCGGATCGTGTTAATCATATAGCCAAACTACGTCCGCATCTTTTGCGGGATGGTCATCGACGTGCAGGAAATCCCGATGCACTCCAATGCGATTAAATCCAGCCTCATATAACGCGCCAAGTATGTAACCGCGCGTCCTGCTGTCTGTGCAAACTATATCAACCGCCAACCCGTCAAGGTGCGCGCTGTCCTTTTTTCCTCCGCTCGCCCTATTGTGTGCGCTGCATCTAACGCCTGAGCTGATCCGAAAAGCTACGCCAGCTTTGTGGCGTGCGTCGTCCAGCATCATTAAAAAATCCTGATCCATTATGTCGATACCGAGGCCCTCAGAATTTGCGCGGCATTTCTTGCACTTGCAATCGAATTCTTCGTATCTGAAATATCTCAATTCCATATTATCGAACAAGCTGCGACGAAAATAATTATATCAGCAACATCAGCACGGCCATACTCGCGCGCCTTGTACGTTGCGTTTACCAATACCGTTGCCAAGATAAGCCAAATCATTTTTGCAGTTTTGCAAGCATCAACTCAATTTTGTGGACGGACGCCAGTAGTTCTTTCATGTCGCTCTTTATCTCGTTGCTGTCGATTTCAAGTTGGATCACCCGGCTTTTCAGCCTCGCCACCGTGCTGTTGAGATTCACCCATACACCAACTAAACCCGCCACGACTGGCGCAACCATTGCCACAAATTCCCATTCCATCACTTTTCCTTTTTCTGTATGATATACCAATTCGAATTGTGGCACAAGATAGTAATGCCATCATAAGCCCGATTGAAATCGTAGGAGGTTGCGCCGTCGATAGTTACGCCCGTGTCTCCCGTATTGGGTCGCAGGCTTACGTATTGATTTGCGGCTATTGTGCCGTCGCTGTGAAATTGAATGCTGCGCCCCTCGTTATCTGCAACCAGTGGTAAATAAATAATGCTTGCACCGTTGCCGCCGCTCCATGTGTTCATGATCATGTAATCAATCGGCCGCACGTTGTACGTTGTGCCTGTTCGATTGGTTACTGTGGCGGTTCTGTACTGCACGCGCGACCCGTAACTGTCCTCGCCTATTAAGAGCGTCCTGTTAAGCGCCTCCGTCGCTCCTGTAACGCCAAGGCCGGGATTGTGGGTTATCGGGTCAACGACGTCGATAGCGTCGCCAATGGCCGTCGTAACGGTCGAAGCATCCCGCGAAACAAGAAACGCCTCTAATTCGGTTTCGATGGATCGCGCTGTGAATGTAAGTTGGAATAGTGCAAAGTCGCCAGCTGTGTCGTCAAGCACTTGCCACATCTTTAACGCACTTCCGTATACTGTGCCGCGTTGTATCGGTGTGCTGATCCGCTGGCCTGCTAATATCTCTTGCACTCCTAAACGGTTAATTCCTAAGCCTGTACCCGTGTAGTTTAAACTGTGCCACTGTGAAACGGCTACGCCACCAAGTCCTAAATTGACACGTATAACTCCGTCGGCGTTCTGTGTTTCTCCGTCACCAAATAAGCAAAGTCCTTGGTCAATTTCGGCGCGTGCCGTGTCGCTGTTTGTAGCTGTAAAAACAACCTCATCACCGAGGGCGTTGTTGCCAAGGAGATCAGCACGCAAAACTACGATTTGAAAATCTGCCGTTGACGTGTTTACCAATGCCGTATCAAAAGCGCCGTCGTCATCAATGCCGACAATCGTAACGCTAAGATCCATACCATTCTGATTGCTTGGCAACGCTGGCGTATTGATAACGATGGGCATTGTAATTTCACCGCCTTCGTTCCTGTTGAATACGTAGCTTACGACTTCATAATATTCGGGCGTTGCCGTCCATTGTGGATTGCTGTAAACGTGTGACGTGTATTCGAGTACGCCATCAGTCAACGCGCCGAGCTGAAAATCTAACGTTGTTTCTGTAAACTGTGCATCCCGTTGCAGGTACTGCGTGCCAACCTTAACAAGGAAGCGAAGCATTACACGCGCCACAAGGTCATCGCCCGTAGCCACGCCGTCGCCAGCATATTCATAATTGAATGTTCCGGTGATTGCAAATTCTGTATCCTGCAAGTAATCTATATCCGTGTCCTCTAACGTGCTGCCGAAATCGGTTTCTGTATAAAGGCCGTCGTAGATCAGCGGATAGTTGCCATTGTATTTGCGCGTGCGCCGCACTTCCTTTAATGGTGCAAGGCCACTATACTGGTAACCGCGTAGCCGCTCCAGTGTCGAATCAAATGCACGCGCTGCGCTGAATGTATCCTGTGTTAAATCGGTGCCGTCTTTCTGCTTGCCTTCCACCGTCAGCGTTGTACTTGCCTGCTGTGCCCCTAATGGTAAGAACCACCAAACGCCTTCGCTCTGAAATAACCGCGCGTTAAATACCTTGGTCAGGCTTTCCAGTATCTCAAAGGTTGAGTAGTATTGATTGACTCCATTGCTGTCCGGGTTGCCCAACGATAAATTCGAAATAAACGTATCGATTAATAGATTGCTACCGGTATAATCTACCGCAAAAAAATCATTGACGTAATAAAGAAAATCGTCAGTGCTCCAGAGATGGGTCGCCCGTGTGCGGTTTAAACATTGCAGCAGCAGCGTCGGCACATTGCCGGCACCTGTTGAATCGTGCTTCACGTATTGCAAATTACCAAGGTCGTCGGCTGCTGTTAGGGTGTTTTGAATTGGTTGGTAATCGTATGGCCGTGTGACCTGCTCCGGATACAATACCCCAAACCAGTACGGACTATTCACCCCGTCCGGATCTTTGTAAACGCTCACCGAGAACCGCAATTCGGGCGTTGTGGTAAGCAGGTCCATAAAGGTGGTGTGAATGCTGGTTTCTTCTGTAAGTGTGAACGTTAATTCACTACCTATAACGCCCTGCATCCGGTCTTCATTGTTGCCGGTGTATGTCAAGACAAAGCCATCAGCACCGAGTTTGAACGTGCCCGCCGTGCCGGTAAAATCTGCATCATGGATATTTACCCGGTAGTCTGTGCCGAGGTCATCGGTAAACTCTGCATATAGTCGTATTGGATCAGCCATTAGAATCCCCTTACTCGGTTTCGGTCAATTGCATTTCGTTCACTGGTTAGCAGTATATCGCGGCCTGAAATCTTGCCGGTCACCTGTACGCTTTGCCCGCCCATCATAGCCTGCAATTTGTCGAGTGGTGCGATTACTTCAGGGTTATGCTGTGCGCCTGCGTACTCACCTACCTGCGCAATGACCGGCCCGCTGACAATGCCACCGCTGGCCATCTGTGGAATGCCAAAGCCGCCGCCTATAAACTTACCGAGCGACATTACATTACCGCCCTTGCCAACTAATGACGACGGCATAAGCACGGATAAAATGGCGAATTGAGCAATGAGCGAAGCCAGTTGGATCAACATCTGCTTAATCATATCGCGCATGACTTCCTCAAATGTTGCCGTTCCTGCTATGATGCTTTTAAATGTGCTGTCGATAAAGTTGGCCATGCTTTGAGCAATGCTGTTAATTTGATTCTTTACAAGGTTCGTGCGCTCGATTACCTTATCAATATCCTCTTCATCTAAATCTGCATCGTCAATAAATTCAATATCCTCGAATTCGAGATCAGCCTGCACGGTTACGGTTTCGGTTGGTGTGGGTGTGACTGCACCGCCTGCACCGCTGACGCCGCCGCTAATGGCTGACGGTATTAAATTAGTCAAGCCGCCCAATGTACTTAACGCGTTGGCTACGCTTTCCTTTGTAACCAACTCCAGCGGCTCGCGCTCAAGCTCTGTGTTCACTGCATCCGCAAAGTCTTCGGCCGCCTTCGTGCCAAACTCGGCCATGCGATCCGCCGCGTTGCTGAATGCGTTGCCAATCAATTCAGGTATTGCGCTAAAGTCGCCGCGCATTACTGCGCCTATGATTGCGCCAAGGTCTGTAAACGCACCTATAACACT